TCATTATAGATCTTCGATAGCCACTATCGGATTCGAACCGATACTTTACCTTAGTGGCTACGTGTTTTCTTCTTTGTTTTTGTAAGTTTATTTTAACATACTTTTACAATAAAGTCAACACTTTTTTACCAAAATATTAATTTTCTGTCAGAATTTATTACAGGCGCAGATTTAATTGGTTGTGTATTTGTAGGTGTCCATTCGGAATGGTCTAAACAATTACTACTATATTTACCTTGTTGGGGATTTGTTGAACTATACTCACACCAATGACATAAAGGTGTAGGGCAAGTTTTCCAAAAATTTGTAGTCATACTTTCTTCAATTTTATCTAATACATTAGTGAGTGCTTTATCTAATCTTTTTTCCCAACCTTTCGTTAAACCATATTGCGTTTGATTAATTAAAATAAAACGATAAATATAATTTATTGGTACTTTATTATAGATTGCATAACATGCAAGAGCATAAATTCCAAGTTGTAAAGGAGTTGGTAAATCCGTTTGTGGAAATACAGTTTTACTTGTTTTATAATCTAGCACTCTTAATTCACCGGTTTCTACATTAATATCTATACGATCAATAAAACCATGTAAATGAATTCGTTCATCATATACGATATCAAAGTTTTGTTCTAAAGCCAATGGCTTCCATGTATCATCTTCCATTTCACTTACAATAACTTCTTTAAATAAAGAAATTTTATTATCATAAGTTAAACCATTTTTATCGGGTAAATAATATTCTCCACCATATTTCTCTCGTAGAATTTTTAGTCCGTTTACAGTTTCAGAAGTTTTTACACTACCATCTTTTAAATTAATTTCTGGTATATATCCTTGTTCTAGCGTATTAAATAAATTATCAGTATTAATTGTTTCATTATTTAATATACTTTTTCCTTTTGATTCTAAGATATAGTGACATAGAGTACCCATTTCTGTGGGTAAAGTGTCTCTCATTATATCTCTTCTATTTTCAATATAAAGCAATTTATATCGAAAAGGACACTTCTTATATACATCTATTTTACTATAAGAAAATGTTGGTAATTTTGAATCTTCTTGGCGATTGTAAAGTCTTACTTTAGAAAATAATAATTCCAATTAATAATCTACTACTACAATAGTTTTTATTCGCTTTTTTTTTGTATTAGCGTTTAAAATTTTTTCTTCAATAATTGTATCGTAATCGCCATTCAATACACTTACTCTAGCTTCTACTAAAGAAGAAGCTATTTTAGTACCTTTAATTTCTTTATTTCCATCTATCAATACAAATTCATAATTCTGCTCTTGACGTATATCTAAATATTTATCTTTCATGTTAATTCTCCCATCACTCGTTGTACTTCTGCGGGTGTAATAGTTATCTTTTCTTCCAATAATTGTAATAATATCTCTTTTCCTTGATCTGTAGGAGAATCTTTAAAATTTAATAAATTATGTGAATCAATTAACATAGTTACTTTTACTATATTTACAAGAGGAGCGATAATTTTTAATAAATTATTATAATAAAGTTCTGCTTCATATGAATGTAAATCGTGATATTCTTTATCAAATCCAATTATTACTTCGCTGACTTGTAAATATTGTAATAACAAATTAATCTGTACTTGACTTAAATGACTTCCACATACTGCTAACGCAAAAGCATCTTCTCCAAAATAAGAATAAACTTGCATACAACCTTTTTCAGATTCAACTAAGAGACATTTCTTACATGACTTAATTTTGTTTTGTGTTACATTAATACCATATAAATTGTTACCCAAAGAATGTGCTAGAAATTTTCCATTTAATTGTAATGGCATATATTTTCCAAGAGTCTCTACATCTTCTGCGTCGAGAAATCTCTGACGTACACCTATAAGTTGGTTATGTCTGTCTCTGTGTGGAATAATAATGCTATTATTTAAGCCATAATATGATATTTCATATCTACTCATAGCTTCTCTACTAATGTGGTCTTTAAGCCACGTCTCATGTGGAACATAACAAAAAATTTCTAGTAATTCTTCATTTAAGGGTTTAAATTCAGGTATTGTAATAGATTTTATAGATAAACTATTAAGCTTATTTATCCATTCAAAATCTGGATTAGTTAATTGTTTCTGTTCTGGTAAATTTGAAATCTTACAATCTAATTTATTACTTAATCGAGCAATATAATGTAAAGCTTGATACCAAGTGAAAGTTACTCCTTGAGTTCTTTTTGCTCGTATACATAACTCTATAATATTAAAAGAATCATGGCATTTAGAATAGCAGAAGAAATTTCCATATTTATGTTCTTTATCTGGAAAGTAATAATATAATTTCCATGAATTCTTTGTATTTGGAATATTGTGGCATATAGTTTGAAAAACTAAATTACCCTTACTATCTCTTCTTGGCATACCTGAGCCTAAATCTCTTACAATATTAATAATATCTTGTTCGATTAAAGTTTCTAAAATAACATCTTTATCTAAATAATTTGATGCAAAGTCAGCCATATCTCACCTACCAATTTGTAATTCTATTTCCTACAATAATCGGTACATCTTCTTTTATTTTATCTACTACCAATTCTTCTGCTTTTTCTACCGTAGGTACTTCTAAAGTTTCCAAAGATACATCAGGTACATCTTTCATTGCAATAGAATTAGTCTCAATAACTTTTTCTACATGCTCTACATTCGCTAAGTCAACGTTTTGTAAAACAAAATCATTGTTAGTAACAAATAAATCATGTATTCTCATAGTTCCTAAATCTACATAAGACCAAATAATAACAGAGCATAATTTACCTCGTCTTATTTTATAAATCCACGTTGTAGAGTTAGGTGTATGTTTTCCTATCATAAAAGATTTTTGTAATATACTCTCTACTTTCTTTAGCTCATTACTAGTTGGCTTTGAATTTATACATCCCAAATCAAGTTTATTCGCAAGTGCCTTACTACCGGCTAATAAATTTTGATCCTTTATAGGTGCTAAATTAGCTTCTCCATTTAACTGACTTCCTGTCATAATAAATACATTTAATTGTTGACAGATTGTCTTTAATTCTGTAGCGAATACAAGTAAAAGTTGATGCTCTTTTAATCCAGACATACGAGATTTTGTTCCTATTTCTGACATTAAACGTAATGATGTTTGAATATAATCAAAGAAAAAATAATTTACATGCATTTCACGTTTATATCTTTTTACAATATTTTTAATATCCTCTATAGAAAAATCAGGTATATGAGATATAAATAAAGGACTTTCATCTATATAAATATTTGCTTGATGAACTCTTTCAAGTTCTCCTTCTTCATACTTACCGTATAAAATATGTTCTTCATTTACTCCACTTACGGTAGCTACTATGATAGTTTGTATTTCATCTACTGGTAATTCTGTAGTAATATATACAGTTGGCTCTGCAAATCCTGTATGCTCCCATTTATTTTTTTCAATATTAAAGAAATAAGGTACAGAAATTTTACAAGCATCACCCACCGATAATCTACTCTTACCAGAACCAGTAGTTCCAGATCTCATATAAAGGCAACCAAGACGCATTCCTCTACATGCTGTAGTAAGAACTGGAGATTGTAATGGTACACCCACGTTAGGGGCTTCCATTAATTCATCTATTAAATTATTTAAACCATCCCCCGCTTTAACATCTTTTGTTAATGTGTTTACACAAAATTCCATTGACGGAATTGTTACAAGTTCTGATTCTATTATATCTACAATGTCTTGCATAGACATTTTATCAAATTTTGTTTCTTCTTCTTCAATTGCTTTTGACTCTTTTAAATTAAAATTATAAATTTTAGTAACATCATATCCTTTTTTCTGCAAATATCTTAACATAGAAAATTTACGTACTCGTTTATAATAATAATCGAAATTGTTAGTTTCATTTTGAGCAAAAGTTTTAGCTTGAATAAACCATTCTTGCCAATTATAATCATTAAAGATCTTATGTTGGTCAGGATAATTTGATAATGCATCTTCTAATGCCATAGGAGTGATATCCTTACAATTATCAGAATGCAAATTATATATAAGAGAATACATTATTTGGTAAAACATATCACAATTGAAGTCGTCTGTTTTAAGCGGATGATCTAAATCATCTAATAAATCTGGGTTATTTATTAAACAACCCAAGACACCAAAAATACTGTGTCTACAAATCAGCGCTTCATCTTTTTCCATATCCCCTCTTAATCTGTAAATTTACTAATATCAATTTTTTTTGTATTCGTACTTGTTTTGGGGGTAAACTTATAAGTTGTCTCCTTATAAAAGTTATTGGTATCTATACCTTTATTAATAGTTTGTATGTATTCTAAATCTTCATAATACTTCTTTGCATCGTCATATATATATGGAATTAACGCAACAATATTCTGTTCTTGATTTATAGTATGATTTTGTACCTCTATATACCATTGAATTGCTAGTTTCATATTTTTCCATGTATATCCGTTATCCCTGTATTTTGAAGCCAGTATAAGGGACTTAGGGGGTACTTTAGGCACTAAAAGGAGCTTTTGTAGATAGTCTAAGAATATTACCCTAGCCTTATCATCTTCTTCCGAAATAGGCGATTTAAACTCACTTTTAACGTTCTGTACAGAGCTTCTTGTTCTTTTCGCTTTTTCCGTTCCTTCGGCAATATTAGCCTTTTTAATACCTTCTTCTGACATCATTTTTACACTGGTATTAAAACAATTCATATGTGCATGACGATTTTTGTATACTTGAACTTCTCCATCTAAAATAGGATTTCCACATAAATAGCATTTATATATTTTAGACATATAATTCCTTTTACTACTCTCTATCTCTTACAAGACAGAGAGTAGATTTATTTTTATAATCTAAGCGTCAATTCATCGAATATAATTTGTAATGCTTCAATTTGATTTTTATTGCATTCATGTACTTTATGACCTGTACCTAATACTTTTTCTGTTACTTCGGTTAAAATTTCTGATCTATTAGTTTCTACAAATTTATATGCTACTTCATCAAGTGCAGTCATTAAAGTATCAAAATCTATTTCTGTTGTAGTGTTTTTAGCTTTCTGCTCGTCATAAGTAATTAATCTGGTTCCGGTATCTCTTGCTTTTCCTTCTACACCAATATTAATTGCTTCAACTAAATTATCCATTGTAAATTCTTTAATAAATGTAGGTGTAGTATCAAATCTTGTTCTAGCAAAATATTCATCTGTTTCTGCAAGATAAGCCGAAGATGGAATTAATTTTCCGTCTGCATCAACTCCATTACTTTTTACATAAATTACATAGTCAACAAAATTAACAATAGGATTAATACAACGTTTATCACCATAAGGACGAACTTTATCTCCCTCTTTCTTCTGCTCATGACCAATAAAAATAACTGTGAAGTTAGCAGAAAGTAAAGAATTTACCGTATCGAAGAAAATTTTTTCATAGATTTGATAGAGGTTAGTTTTTCCAGTACCATCTCCTAACGTTAAAGCTCCATTACCATATACAGCAAGTACATAATTCTGACATAGAATTGAAGAAGCATAAACTTCATCAATAATAATAGTATCATACATTTCTCTTGCTTTTTCTACGGTAGCTTTATTAGTAAACTGCTGTACAATCTTTTTAAAATCAGACCAAGTATTTACTCTTTCATATCTAACTCCTGCTGTTGCATTGAGTCCAGACTCAGTAGCAATAACAAATGGTTTACTTGCTTTTACCGTTTGTGATGTTTTACCAACAGAGTTAGAACCATAAATGAAGAAAGTTTTCCCTTCAAGTCCTTTTGCAATTGCTGTGACCTGTGGGTTAAAAATATCAATTACTGCCATTTTTCCTCCATATGTGGCTTATTTTCATACTATTTCATTAGCCTATTTATATTTTATAATTAAAAATTAAGTTTTCTACCGGTTGTATTAGCTGTAGTAGTTGTCTGTGTTGGTGTACTTGGTACAGAAGAAAATGAACTTCCTTCATCCCTGATACTCACAGCAAGATCAATTGTTGCTTTATCATAAGGGACATGATTTTCATAATCATCAGAAGATCCATAAGGAGCAGAACCAGAAGCAATAATCAATGCATTTTTATATTCTACAATATGCTGTACTCTTGGTTTTCCAACAGCAACCGGAATATTCTTATCATACTCCGCTTTAGAATTAATAATTGTTCCAAAAAATCTCGCTGTATCTCCAGCTTTATATACCTGTTGAATAGCAGAAGCAATATCATCTTCTTGTGGAGCAATAAGTGTAATAGGTTGTACACTTCCATCGTACTGTGGAACCCAACCACGGACAAGTACATTTCCTGATTCAATGCCGTCCTTATCTACTTCTGAAGCAATAGATCTAATATACGTTTCTACTTCGAAAGTAGCTTCTGGTTTAAAACTGTCTAAAGATTTTGGTCTATTATAGAATGTACCTTTAAATCCTATTAAATCTTTCCCATTATGAGTATACATATTGAGGTCACCAGATACAGTTAATTTATCTGCATCCGCTTCCCCAACTTCTGATATGGGTTTAAAGGTCTCTTCTACTGTTTTTAACCCTGCATAAATCTGATTTGCCGTTCCAGCGGCAGTAGTGGAAGGCTGAGATGATCTGAAAGGAATAAAATTAATATCATCTACCTTTACAGTACAAGTACCTTCAATCATTGGCTTACCTGTTTTTGCGTTATCTTTGTGTTCAAAATGTTTTTCACTTAAAACACCACTTACCTTAACTGTCGCCAACGCTGGTTTTAAATTTGTTTTTAACTCTGTACTCATTATTTTCTCCTTTAATATTTTTATGTGGTACTTACTTCTTTTGTAAGTTCATTATAACACATTTTATAACTAATGTCAATATAAATTAAAAATTATGTACAATGGTTTCTACTTCTATTTCTGCGTGTGGTATAGTTATTTGTACTTCCGCATCATCTACCGCAACATCACGTTCTATAATATCGGGTATTGTTATATTATAATGTTGTGTATGTGGTAGTGTTGTATAAAAAGTAGAAGAACTATTACTTCTTACCGAGTTGTGATTTAACAAAGTATGAACATATTTTAATTTATCATCATCTTTTTCTTGATTATAATATTGAGTTAGATTATTTAATATATATTTAAAATTTTCTAAATTTTCAAATAAATTGCAAATAACTTGTTCTGTAATATCATGTGACCAAAATTTTTTAGCATCTTCTCGTATCATTATATTATTAAGAATTCCAATTCTATTACAATTTATACCACTCACTAATACAAAATCTCCAATGACATAGCATGTATCATCATCATCTAAAATTGCATAATAAAAAGGATGTAAAGGATAATCATCATCTGCACAGAATATTATTTCTGCTACTTTTATAGTTTTTTGAGATAATATATTCCCTTTTCTTTTTTCCACACGAGAAATATCTCTTGCCATATTTAATAATTGAATTTTATCTAACACATTTGTATTGTAGATATTATTATTATTCATTATGCCTTCACTTCCTTTTTATCTTTCTGCGGTAATTCTACAGGCTTAGTAATAGCCATTAGACGTTTAAACATTTTATCTTTCTTTACATACGTGGCTCTATCCATGGGTTTTCTAAATCTCTCTGCTCCCACAGTCATAAGTTCTCCTAGAGTATAAGTTAATGTTTCTTGTTTAGTAGAAATTGTTACTTTTTTCATATATGATCTCCTTTTATTTTAATTTATTTTGTATAATATTAAGAAAATTAGTTACATTATTAATATCTTCATAACTATTATTATTACTTAATGTAAAGCGAATAGAAGAATTAACCTCTTCTTTTGGTAATCCTAAATTAAGTAATACTTGACTAGGTTCTGTTGCTCCACTATTACAAGCACTTCCCATAGAAACACAGCATTTTAAAGAATTATCAAGCATATATAATATATTCTGACCATTTTTATTTAGAAAACATATATTTAAGTTATTAACTAAACGATTTTGTGTTAAAGCAGAACCATTTATAAAAGTCTCTGGTATTGCTCTATGTAGTTCAGTCCATAAATAGTCACGTTTAAGTCTAACTTCTGTATTATTACTATAATCTAATAAATCAAAAGCTTTAGCAAATCCTGCTATAAACGCAATATTTTCCGTACCTCCTCGTAATCCTCTTTCTTGAGATCCAAAAATAATAGGAGTAGCTTTTATTCCTCGTTTAATATAAAGTAATCCTATCCCTTTTGGAGTTCCAATTTTTTGACCACTTAGACTTAATAAATCAACATTTAATTGTTGCAAATCTATATGATCATTACCGATAAACTGTGTTGCATCTGTATGCAATATATAACCATAATCGTGAATAATTTCACTAATTCTATTCATATACTGTATAGTACCAATTTCATTGTTTGCATATTGAATAGAAAAAGCGATATTAAAAGTAGAGTTATTTTTATATTTTTTACAGATATGTTCTATCATATCAATATCTATAAAACCCTGATGGTCATTATTAATATAATGATCACTACTTCCAAGTGCCATATTAATTGATTTATGTTCTAATTTACTGATGAATATTCTTTTGTCACAATTTAGATCTTTGGATAAGATATGTAAAGCCAAACTATTTGATTCACAAGATCCAGAAGTAAAGATAATTTCATCTGGAAAACAATTAAGATGTTCTGCTATTTTCTTACGAGAATCTTCAAGTATTCTTTTACTATCTAATCCATATTGATATACCGAACTAGGATTTCCATAATTATTTTGTAATACATCCATAATTACACTTAATACTTCTGATTTTACTGGCGTAGTTGCCGCATTATCTAAATAAATCAAACTATTCACCTTCTTCTCACATACCTAAACCTTTAGCCATAATCAATGCAGATTGTTTACGTGCTGAATTATCACTGACAATATATCGTTGAGTTACAGCAACATTAGAATGTCCTACTGCTTGTCTAACAAATTCAATATCTTTTGTTTCTTCATACATAATAGTACAAAAGGCGGCACGTAACTTATGTGGAGTAATTCTATACCCCAATCCTTGCATAGATACTTTTCCAACTATATCTATAATTGCTTTACTAGAAATTCTTGTTCTGCGTTCTGAAATAAATAAAGCATCATTTGCATGATAACCTCTCATTAATTGTTCTCTTTTTCTTAACCAGTCTTGTATATAAACAATTAAATGATCAATTTGATATTCGTGGTGTTTTGAGCCCTTATCTATAATTCTTAATATATTGTTTTCAAAATCAATATCAGAAAGATTTATTTCACTGAGAGCAGTTTCTCTCATTCCGGTGTTCATAAATAATAATAAAATTAATTTATTTCTTGATTTCCATTCTAATTGTATTTGTCTTTCTCTTCCAGTTCCTTGCTCATAATCTACAGCAGT